CTTTTATTTTGCTTGCTGGCCCAGATTACCACCAGTTTCGGAAGGAGACTTCCATCATCACTTTTGGCGACGATGGCACTTTCACGGTGTCTGACGCCATTGTTGGTAAATTCAATGGGCCAGCGATTGCCAAGCTGGTTTGGGATGACCTTGGTTTTGTCTTTGAGTCACCCAACTGGGAAGCACAACCATTTTACAAACTTGGCTTCCTTTCAATGCATTTCAATTTTGACCAAAAGCGTTGGGTCTGGACACACGTTGTTAACAGAGACAAGCTCTACTCAAATCTACTTCAAGGCGGCAATGTCCGTGATGCTGCGGACCAGTTGCACCGCCTTTGCGGAATGCGCAATGTAGCTTTTGGAGATGAGCAAATGCGCAATGAACTGCAACAAATCATTGATGAATGGATCCACATCTTTGACGATCAGTTGAAGGGTGATGCGGTCTGGGAACAAGCTAAGAAGAGTTATGTCCCAGATCGCCTCCTGGACAGAGTCTACTTTGGTTTTGAGAGTGAGGAGATGCCGCAACTCAGCCACTGAGCCGGCTGTCGGACTGCTCAGGTGCCGACATAACAACCTATGAGCAAAAAGCCTTCAACAGATAGGCTTTACAACACTCTCAAACAAACTGTCCGGAAGGAAGTATCAAAGGAAGCGAAGCAGGCGTTTAAGAAAGTTTACAGGAAAACACCCATCCACACAATTTCAACAACTCTTGACAAATACCTGCCAGGAAAAAACAGTCTACTTGAAATGCCACCAAAAGGGAAGTCGAAGAAAGGAACAAAGAAAGGCGGCAAAAACTCTAAAATCAATCGCGCTGTTCGAACGATCGCGCGACGGTTTGGCAAGCAAAAGGGCCGGGTTCGCTATGGCCAAGCCATTGTCAAGAAGCACAACGCACAAGTGCGGCGCAATCGTCGAGGTGTGGGAGGTTCAAATCGGCGACCTGCTGGCACCAAGAGTAAGGGTGCTGTAAGCATGGACCATGCCACTTTTGCTGGCAAAGATTATGTCACCTCGCTCATTGTTACAGGAGCAGGTGCGCAGCAGATGATGGAAGGACCAGGTCAGGTGCTGTGGAAAATGCAGCTACAGCCTTGGAAGATGGTCCCGAACGGCCGTCTCGCGCGCTGCATGGCACTTTATGAGAAATGGCGCCCAGTTAGCATGAATTTTAAGATCAAGTTCTCAATGCCGCCTGGGCTCAATGCCGGCACGCTGCTCATGGTCTATGAGCCAAAAGCGCTCGAGAAGTTGCCAGAGGTTTCAGTTGGCCTTGACCAACCCAACAGGCGTTTGCTTTCTGTCTACGAAGCTCATTCTAATGCCAAGATCTTGCAAATGCATCCGAATCTTTCGCAGAAGGATCAAACCTGCGAGTTCTCTTGCAACATTTCTCTGCAAAAAGGGCCTTTTGGCGGCTGGTACTTCTTTGACGTTAACGAGGAAGTTCCCATCCAAGAAAGCAGCATGGGGCAAATTATGATTATGGTGCAGCAGCCGCTCAACTGTCTCGGATCAACAGGCACTTACACTGACGCGAAGGAGTTTTCAATCGGGGACATTGTGCTCAACTATCAAGTTGAGTGCTCGGTCGCAAATGATGAACCTGTTGCCACTGGACCTGGCACTGTCACCACTGCACAAGGGCTCAAAGTTGTTGCGCAGTCGGCGAGCTATCAAACGCTTGGACTTGGGAGTTCGTTTTCCCCTACACCTGTTCAGAACATATTTACGGGGACTTCAGGTGTTTGGGGTGTCGGCACAAATGACTTTGGAGACAACTGCACAGTGCAAACCAACGGCAGTAATGTCGTTTTCACAGTGCCACAAGTCACTGGCAATGGCTGCTACGCTGTTGTTACGCTCAGCATGGCTGCCAAAGCCGATGCAGGCACAACTGGCTCTGTTTTCACCGTGACTACTGCCAATACTGTTTGTGCCATCGCCGGCACAATTGCTGGCTCAGGCATCGAAAGTGCGGCTGTGAATGTGGCCAATGGCACATCCCAGATCACTTGGCAGTTTTACATGCCTTCGAATCCCAATCCGCCTGAAAATCCAAGCAGCCTTGACGACTACTACCAATTCTCGCTTGGCACGCTGTCAACAGGCACGGGCGGATCGTCCACTGCCTCAACCACTGGTGCATATGCCACCATTCAGATCACTGAAATTCCGG